TGCAGGCCGGAGCATTCCTTTAAGAACATCGGTAACGCGCTTTCCATACCTTGGCACGATTGCATGGCCTCGCACCATTGCGTGACGGACATCGTCGGGTTCTTCGGCGCACTTTCGGGTGAAATTGTGGACTTGGGCGCCGTAGCTTGAAGCGCGGCCAGTTGCTGAGCCTCCAGCAAACACAAACGCGCCTCTAACTCGCTGATCTTCTTGGTCTGCCAAAGCTGCGAGTCGGCTGAATTTTGCAACCGACGACGCCCAAAGGTCGTCTGCGCATTGAATGACTTCTTGGACATCGGCTGGGACTTCATCGGGGTTCTCCATCAAAAGTAAATTGGCTCGGACTGTTTTGTCAATCGAATACTTGCCGTCTTTCTCCATCAGCTTCTTGGCTTCTGGCCCGACACGCTCAAGTACCCATTCACGCATGCGCGGCGACCGGACAGACGCGATGGCGCCGTTCGTAACTTCTTGTACGATCTGTTCAATCTCAGTTAATTCTTCTGAGGCAAACTTAACGGCCGCTTGGCACAGCGGCACGTCAACCAACACGCCGCGATCGTTGATGCGTTCGTTAACGTGGTAGTCCAATAATTCTTCGTCAGACAGATCGCGCATGGCTTTGCTGATCGCCCGCATGGCGCGCACATCTTGCTCACAATACTGGATCATTTCGGCCATAAGTTCTGGCGAGTCTTTGAATGGCGGCACACACATCAAACGGATCAGTTGCGCGCCTCTGTGATCTTTTTTCATGGACGCGCCAGCAAAACGGCCAACGTCTTCCAGACTGCCAGGCGCGCAGTTGGCGCGGGCTTGTGTTGCAGTGCAGTAAAACTGCTCAAGTTTGAAGTTAATCTGAAGCACATACCAAAAAATCAAGCGCTCAAACGCGGCGTTATGCGCCCTGATCTGGCCGGTGTAGTTGCGTACGCGGGCGGGGAATAGCTGTTGACTAGGCAGCCATGTCTGGACGTCTTCATCGTCAAACGCATACGACATGCACAACACATCGGTGCTGGCGTCTTGCGCGTAGTTGTACACGCCTTTGGCGCGTAGGTCGCATTCACTGCGGGTTTCAAAATCTAACCAAAGCATTGGCATCTCCTTTCCAATGGGCGCTCATAACGCCCATCAGAAAGGTTACGCTGCGCGGCGGCGACGTGTAGGCGCTGCTGGCTCGGCCTCTGGCTCAACAGCAGCAGGCGCTTCGCCATCCATGCTCACCCACTCGACAAGTTCAAACACTGGCGTGTAAATCTTGCCGTAGGATTTGTGAGCGTAGTGGTCTTTCTTTAGACGCACGACAGGCACTGGCTTGGTTTGGTCTTTCTCGACCTGTTCGGCCAGTTGCACGGCCAAGGTTTGAACCGCACGTTTGCCACCCACTGATGTGGTGGTAAAGCGCGCTTCCATGCCCTTGTCTTCGCCGGAAATGCACTTGAGTGACATACCGACTTGAGTTTCCCAACCCTTCTTGGCAGAAGGCGGCGCCTCATCCAATTCAGGCAATGGGTTACTGACGCTGGTCATCTTCTCGCCCAGCACTTCGCCATCGCCCCAAGCGATAAAGCCATGCACAAAAGAGAAGGGATTGACAGCCCAAACAGCGTCGTCTTCGACTTCGGTTTGATCTGCACCAAAGACCCAGTGGCCGGTCTTGTCCATCTTGAGGATGACAATACCAGCAGGGCCGACTTCGGATTGGATCGAACGCAAAGCGCTAGACAAAGTTGAAACAGCGGGAAGATTAGCTTGAGAGAAGGTTACTAAATTTGACATGATTGTCCTTTACTGAAGTTTAGAAAGGGCAGCAGATAACTGTTTGCCCAGGAGCATCACTTCGGGGCGCGGGTCATCCGCGCTTGCCAAAGTGTTACCTGAAGAAATGGCGACCACTAGGTCTTCGGGTAGGCCGATCTTGCGCTTTTTCAGCGCCTTTTCGGCCTTGGCCGGGGAGACAACAGAAGTCTCCATCACTTCAGATTCTGTGAGGCCGTATGCGAAAAGGGCGATCTTTGCCTTCTCCTCATCCGACCATGATCTGATGGCGCGCTTGGCCACCAGTTTGTATTCGGGCAGCTTGGCGCCAGACTCAAGCATTTGCAACGCAAGAGCGCGCAAGTCTTTGATCCATTCCTCAAGCATGTCAGCGGTTTTGAGGTAGTCGCTGATCTGCGGCGCAGGCAACGCTTCGATCTGCACCTTCAATGCGCGGTCAGCAGCGCCGGTCATCTTGGGGCACACGGGCTTGGCTGCGCACCAACGGCAGTGATCACCCACAGCCAGCTTGGCGTCAGGCTTCTCGGCTTGCTTAACAGCCTGCACCAATTCTTTCTCAAACTGAGCGATGCGCCCAGGCGTTGTTACCCAGCGACGCACTTCAGGCGGCTGGACAATGACGCACTCAATTTCAGTCACGCCATCAAACGCCCACTGCGCGTCAGGTGTGCGCATGGCGGCCGCAGCGTAGAACATCAACTGTGGGTTTTCTTCCACCTCGACCATGACACCATCACCGAATTTCCAATCCAGAACGACGGCGCGATTACCAAGGCGGCCAATGAGATCAGTAGACCCAAACACGCCAGGCAACAAATCACCAAAGCCAACTCTAGTCTCTGCCTCAATTTCCATAACACGGTTGGGGTCGATTGCATCTAGCGCCTCCAATGCGGGTTTGATTTTATTGTCGATCAATTCCTGCGTGAGGATTTGGTCTTCGTAACGTGTGCCAAGGTAATGCTCAGGGGCTTCGTCGCCCATGATAAGTTCAGCCATGACGTTGTGTAGAAGTGTGCCTTCGTCAGCGTATTTGTTAGAAGGCTTTGGCGGCATCTTTTGCACCAACGCCACACTGCCGGGGCAGTTGATAACGCGCTTTGCTGTTGAGCCGCCGACGATATTTGAATGTTGCACTTTACTGTCCTTTCGTTTATTGAGACTCAAATATAGCACAGAAAATAATGTTGTGCAAATCTTTTTTACATGTATACTTCACAACATGAGAGAAAAAGAAATTGAAGTTTATTTTGATTGGGCGGTGCAGCGCATCGGTGGCCGGACTTGGAAGTTTACTTCGCCTGGACGCAAAGGTGTGGCTGATCGCATTGCGTGTTTACCCGATGGCCAAACGTGGTTTGTGGAAGTGAAAACCAAGGGCGGGCGCATGTCTGAACTGCAAAAAATGTTTCAGTCAGAAATGGCGCTGTTGCGTCAAAACTACGCATGTTTGTGGACTAAGGAACAAGTTGATCAATGGCTAATTACATGCACCGCGAACAATTGATTAGCCTGGCGCGTCAGGTATCCGAAGGCGGTATGCCTTTGGCTATTTTTACCATTACAGAACTTGAGCGTTTTGCTGCCCTTGTCGCGGCTGCCGAACGTGAGGAATGCGCAAAGTTGTGCGAAGAACAATACGAATACTACGGATATGACCACATATTTGCCGCAGCCATCAGGGCAAGAAATGCAACTTAGACCGTATCAAGAGACAGCCGCTGACTTTCTCTTTGAGCATGACCGCGCCATGATCTTGGCGCCGGTGGGCGCGGGTAAGACAGCCATCACACTGACGGCCATGTGGGAAATGTTGCGCGACGGCCACGTCAAGCGCTGGCTGGTGCTGGCGCCTAAGCGCGTCTGCACCGACGTGTGGCCAATCGAGCGCCCCAAGTGGGCTGACCGCATCAGCATGGCTTTGTGCGTTGGCACACCTAAGCAGCGCTTGGCGGCGCTGAAAGGCAACGCCCAAGTGGTTGTGACCAATTACGACAATTTGCAATGGCTGGCCGAGCAAAGCCTGAACTTTGACGGCGTCGTGTTTGACGAACTGACGCGGCTCAAAAACCCCTCTGGCACACGTTTCAAAGCCTTTCTCAAGGTCGTTGACCCCATGACTGTGCGTTGGGGTTTGACCGGCTCATTTACTAGCAACGGCCTAGAAGACGTCTTTGGCCAGTGCAAGATCGTTGACCAAAGCCTGTTGGGGCGCTCCAAGGGCGCGTTCATGCAGCAGTATTTTGTGCTGATTAACAAAGAGTTTGGCGAATGGGCGCCCAGAGTGGGTTCGCTTGAGAAGGTTATGAACGTGATTAAGCCTGCCACATTTGTCTTGGAGGCAGGCGAGTATAAGGACAAGCTGCCGCCTTTGCATACTGTTGAAGTCAAATGCGACATGGATTTGACGTCCTACCAGACACTCAAAAAAGACTTTGTGCTGGACGGCATCACAGCCATCAACGCGGCGGTTGTCACGGGCAAGTTGCAACAACTGGCGTCAGGTTTTGTTTACGACACGACAACCACGCCGTCTGACTCGCCTGGCAAGTTTACCGTAACGCAAAAGCCGATCTGGTACAGCATGCACAAGTTTGAAAGGTTAGAGGAAATCATTCAAGAGAACCAACATGCCAACACCATCATTGCTTACACCTACCAAGAAGAACTTGCCGAACTCAAGCGGCGCTTTAACGTCACAACCCTTGATGACGACAGAGCCATCGAGCGATGGAATGATGGAAAGGTCAGGCTACTGGCCGTCCATCCAAAGTCAGCCGGCCACGGGCTTAACCTTCAGCACGGCGGCTGTCACATGGTGTTTCTGTCACTGCCGTGGAGTCTGGAATTGTACGAACAGACCATTGGCCGTTTGCACCGCAGCGGGCAAAAATACCCTGTGTGGTGCTACATCTTAATGACCAACAAAACGGTGGATGAAAAAATCTGGGCGGCGCTTCACGACAAGCGCGCCATATCTGATATTGCAATGGAGGAATTAAAGTGAAACGATTTGATTTATGGAAGGCCAAACTCAAAATGGCCAAAGCAGAACTGCGCATCAGAGGCCGCGAAGCCAATGCCGCCGCCCGCGCTGTCATCCGCGTACAAACAACAATAACGCAATTGGAGAAGAAAATTGACAACTACCTGGCGAAGCCTTAACAATGAATTAAGCCGTTTGAGCGAAGAAGAAGTTCTCAGACTGCTCAATGAAGAACGTGTTGGCGCCAAGCGCGCTACCATGCTTCAGCGCCTTCACCAGCGCTACAACACCCTGCGCGTAGCGCGGGAGAGACTAGAACTACTCAAAGGAGCAACACAATGTTAGAAAAACCACCTTATTCAAAAATTAGTTATCCCTCTGTGGCAAACAAGGATTTCAAATGGGAGTCTGGCTCAGACGTTCAAGCCATTTGGCGCAAGTACGGCTGGACACCGCCGTCTGAGACTATGACCCCGCCGCCACCGCCAGCAGAAAAATACATTGAACCTTTAAGGAGAGTCAGGTAAATGCCACGCCCCAAACCACCTGAACCACTATTAGGCCGACAAGTCCGAATGTCAGATAGACACTGGATGATCTTGCAAGAACTCGGCGGCGCTGAATGGCTGCGCAAGCAACTGGATAAGAACGCCAAAATGCCGGCCAAGTATTACCGCATGGAAGTAGACGCACCTTCAAAAAGGGAACCCAATGACTAAGGAAAACACATGAGTTATATCGTGGCATCGTTGCCGCCAGTTAAGTGCTTTGTAAAGCGCGAGTTTTTATACAATGACCACAAGGGCCACGGCGAGTTGGAGCCGGCCATCTGGGTCAGCCTCAAAGCCTTGCGTGGTCAGGTGTTCCGCATTGAATCGCTGTTGCCGGCCTACGGCGCGCTGTACGACAAGCTGCCGATCCACGCCTACGTCTGGCATGCAGACGCCGGTAACTTGCCTGTTGACACTTTGCAACTGTGGGACTGCATGGGCTACCGATTTACCATCCTTGAAAAGATTGGCCTACGCAATTTAGGCGTTAAGTTCTTGGGCAAAGACCGTGAGTGGCACTTTGGGCGCTATCTGTTCACGGTGGACTTCTGCGCTGACGGCATGGACTTGGACACGGGATTTACTGAGCAGGCCGAGGAACACAAGTCTTTTAACTGGATTGCCTTGGACAATGGCCAGTTTGCTTGCCAGCCAAACAACCGATGCCTGTGGTACGACCAGAGCCTGATTCCCGCTGAGACAAAGTTTCCAGACTTCCAAGCAGCACAAAGATTGTGGACAGTTGACGGCACACGCAAGTGGTCGGCTGGCGATGATTGGTTTTACGACATTAAGGCGAGAAATGACTAACAGACCAGACTTTGCAACGTGGAGTCAGGCTAACTTGGCCAAGTTTGCCGACGAAGCCTACGCCAAGTTGTGTGAGCAAGACGACCGCATCCAGCACTTGCAATGCGATCTGAAGACCGCCATTGAGGCTTACCGAGCGCTAAGTAAGGAACACGGCGCGCTCATCAATGCGTCGGTTTTGAAGACCCCGTAAGACTTTGCCGCCAGCCATGCAGTATTTCAGAAGTTCTTCGGCAGCGCCAGCCATGTCGCCCCGAAGAACTTTTTGGCGCATGGTTGAGCGTTGCAGTGTGCCTAGCCCAACATTGAATGAAAACGATACAAGTGCGTCAAACTGTCCTTGAGTAAGAGGCACAGGACAATAAGTGACCACGCCTTTCTCAAACCGAGCAAGGTCTGCCCTAAGAATTGCATTTACTTCGTCTTTTGAAAACGCGCGGTTATCTTCTGGATGAAGCGCGTAACTGCCTCTTTGATCAATTGGCATCTTGCCTTGATTTGGGTAAAGAACATGGCCTACTCCTATTGTCCACAGCTTTGCTGGGCACTGGTATGGTTTAAATCGAACACCCTCATGGTGTTTGATCATTTCAATTGTCTTGGCGCTAACGTTCATTTGCCAAACGCCCGGCCACCAAAGTGAAACGCAATGATGCTGGCAAACAGCGCCTGGGTATCAGAGTCCCAAAGCATTTCGGCCAACTCCACAAATGTAGCACCACTGTGCCAGCCGTAGGCAAACAGACCGACGTCTACAAACAACAGCAAAAAGAAGAAACCGTAGGTAATGACAGGGCGAACGCTGGCGCGTAGGTTTTTCATCCACTGGCTTGTGCCTTCGTTCAGGCTTGTGTCGTGGGCGTAGATGGCCTGCATTTCGGCCTGCTGCGCGCCAATTAGGATTTGCTGGGTGTTGGCTGCGCTTTCGGTCGCCAACTGTTCTGACCGGATATGCTCAATGCGCTCTTGAGCCTCAAAACCGGCCTTGCGCAATTCCAACTCGCGCTGGATTTGCATCTGCGCCAACGCCAACTCATGGACTTTATCGGCGCGGTCTTGGAAAAAGTCCAGCAGCTTGGGCAGGCCGCCCATCAGGAAAGAAATCAGGGTTGAAAGAAGTGTCAGCATTTTTTGTCCTTAGAGTCATCGTTCTGCATGAGTTTGATACCAGACAGGAACCCAATCATGCCGCCGATAAGAGTAGAAAAAGCGGGTGAAATCATTTTGAAAATCTCTGC